GACAAGCATCCCTACGTCTTGAGCAGTATTTGCATCAGCAAATGTAGGTAAATTGTCTTTGGGTAAGAGGGGATAATTTTCATCTACATAGTCAGATATAGGTACGTCAAATGCGTCTGTGAAACTTGGTTCGTCAAATAAAACTTCAGAATCTCCTACGGGATATTGATACCCCTCATCACCGGGCAATAGCTCTCCAACAGGAGAATCGGTTGTTCCGCCGTACCCTGAAGCAACTTGAACGCTGTCGTCACCAGCATCTGCCTTAAAGAATGGCAAGATAGCTCTATCAATTGTTTTGTCTACACCACCGCCAATTGTATTAACCAAGGCGTTGGTAGCTAATCTAGTTGGGTCTATACCACCAGTAGTAATTAATTGAGTTCCGGCGTTTGTAAGTGTTGGAATTAATGACGATGGAACAATATCCTTCAGGGCGCTGGAAATAATTGGATTTAATCCGCTTGAAAGCCCACCAGTCAAAGCACCGGTAATAGGATCTCCTCCTGTCAGGGCGGAACTCAAAGCCCCCTTCAATGCGCCTTTTCCAATACCTGCGTAGTTCAAACCACCTGTTGTAGTCCCTGCCGTAGCCCCTGCCGTAGTTCCCGCGGCAGCACCTGCATCAATCGCACCAGCAGCGCCAGCCGCCTCTCCAGCGCCCAAAAAGCCGGGGATTCCAGTTCCAGACCCAAACAACCCTCCGGCACCCGCCATAACAGCAATTGGAATTCCAATCTCCATTGCCGGTCCAACCACGTTCTCTATAAACTGATCGAAGCTGCTGCCGTTGTGTTCTACATCAGGCGGAGCAATTCCCAGAATGTTCAGTCCGTTGTCTTTAGCGAATTGAAGCGGAACCCGGTATCCACCATCGGTAATGACGGACGTTTCAATGAACGTGGGGGCATCTTCCCCACCCGCATACATACGCCCGTCGTTAAGGAAGTTGGTTCCCCTTGTCATTGGATTGGTGGCTGAGTAAATATCACCAAGCTGCCCGCGCTCCATTCCCCAACCACCAGTCAGGTCAAATCCACCTTTATATGCCGCCGCCTTTCCAGCAAGTGAGTTTGGATCAAGGGCTGGCTTGTTTGCATTAGGATCTGGAACAAGATCCAACTGTTCACCGTCCTCGCCCGACCTCTGCCACATCATTCCTTCCGGAGCGGGGTCTTGCTGGTAAGTGGTTCCACCATCTTCATTAGTTACCCACGGCATAGCTAACTCCTAAATTTCACAGCAACTGATTCCCGGGACTCACTGCGCCAACCAAAGCCTCTGCCCAATCATGCCAATCGTCAAAGACATACGGCCCCGGGATTCCTTCGTTCTGGAATACATCGATTGCTTTTAAACCAGCAGCCCATTCTTTCCAATTTTCCTCTGATACCCCGACCTGCAGTTGCTGTGCTGCATAAGCCTCGCACATAAGTGCAGCCCACGACTCAAACGTGTGATGTCGAGGGTCATAAACCAATGCTGGAGCATCCATCAGTACGGCCTCACATCGCCAACATTGGCATTGATCAATATACGACCCGTTTCATAATTGCCACCTTGCACGTTGCTGACGAATTTTAACCTTAACTCACGACGCTGTTCTCTGAGGTCTATTTTCCCAGTGTCCGGGGTGAACAAATACGGCCCTGTTGTTCTGTCCTCCGACTGAGCAAATGGACGCCCCGTGATGTAAAGTTCCATCTCCCCGGACTGTACAAAATCAGGCTCAAGACGCTCCAAATGCAGCCCTACGTTATCTCCAACCATCGAAGGCTCAGAAGGACCGCCAGAAACAATACCCAAGTCGCTCGTCTCAAACGAACTGTAGATCGCCGTCTCATTCTGGCCCTGAATTTGGTCTGTTCCGATCTCATGCTGCCAGAGACTTACTTTCCCAGCCTGTGTTGAAAATGTCGCAGAAACAGTTGCACTCGCCGAACAAACGGCAGACAACGTGACGTTGTAGTTCCCCGCAGTTCCGGGGGCTATCGCTATGACGTAAGCTCCAAGAGCAACGCCAGTGGCTGTGACCACTTCATTCAATGCCACCTGACTACTGATGGCTGTCACTATCACCGCACTTGCGTTTGTGGTTGTGATGTTCTGCGTCAAAACGACTTGAGCCGTACTTACTTCGGAACCTGCTGCAATAGGAAAATTGAACACCTGAGAATAGTACCCAGCCGTCCTGTTCGCGCCCGTTGCCTCGCCCGCGTCGTACCAAGTCTGTTCACGGATGTTGTAGATGATGGCGTCTGTGCATTCAGTAGCATCACCACGCGGATAGAACCACCATATCTCTCCGAACCGATTCACCTTGGTTGCCCAAATCTTTTGCCTTTGATCGTAGTTCAAATTGTCAAAGAAGTAGTTCTGATTCATAGTGTTTGGGAGTTCTTTGATCACCCCGTTGTACATCAGGAATCGATCAACGCCACACCAATAATATATCCCGTCAAATTCGACGACGCTTTGACTTGAGAGAATTGTGGAACTGCCAATGATGTCATAGCGCCAAAAAAGTTGCTGAGAAGTAACTCCAGTGGAGATGGTTGTTGGGTTGTAACTCACGCGGATCAATGAATCCAGCGCCCAGAACAATCCCGATGGCGCATTTGATCCTCCACGAACCGCAACACCTTTGACAATTTTTTGATTTGATACATTGACTGCATTTGAATCTGGCCCATTCCAATCAAAAGCATTCCCCGCAACACAATTCTGTATTAGCCCGTTGTCTCCGTAAGCAAAAACATACGGGTGAAGAGAAACAACCCCTCCAGAGACTGTGATGTAATTGTTCGTTGGGGTTGTCCCTTGACTGTCTCGCAAAGGATATGCAACAGACCCACTGGGTTCTACAGCCAAAACAGCCGGAGCTAATGTGCTGTTTATTTGATCAAGGTTCTGCCCCGGATGCGCCAAAATAAGGCTATTCCCACTTCCCGTAGCGTCAAAAAAACCATCAAACTGCCATAGGTTTTTGTCGGACGCAGTGAAATTGCTATTTACCGTGGCAACCTTTATAGAGAACCCTGATCCTGTTCCGCCAATGTTTGCCGCCAAAGCACTCAACGTATCTCCAACAACATAGGAGTTGCCTTGGGTTGTTATTGTTACCGAGGAAACAACCGTCCCAGCAACGACTATGGTGGCCTTTGCCCCCGTTCCAGAACCGCCGGTAAGGGCTACTACTGTATAAGTGCCGTTGGTGTAAGCCGATCCCCCGACAAGCGTTCCAACAGTCAGTACAGGTCCGCCAAATGTGTAATCAACAATCCCGGCACCAATCCCGTCATTGTCGCAAACAAACCGCTGCAGCCCGTTGTTGTAGCCGTTGTAGACGCTGTTGAAACCGTCAGCAGACTCCACAAATATTCCTCGGGAGTATCCATTGATGAAGTTGGTCATTTCCCGGTAACCAAGGATTTTTCTAGGACGACCACGTTGAAACCTGACCCACTCCCCGTCTGCATAAAAGTTATGGTCAAATACCGTCCCGTCCCGTTGAATGCCGGGCTTGGTATCGAGCGCAAAAACTTTCTTTGTCATCAGAACGTCCCGCCAGCCAAGCCGCTCGGAATCACTGCTCCAGAAGCGGTCAGGCCAAATTGTTTCACCCCAAGAATGGCAATGTCAAACTCTGCACTCCCCGCCCTGTAAATCCCTGTGGAAGTTTCCGCTGCAAAGTTCATCGATGGAGATCCAACAGATCCACTGATCAAGCTGATTGAGGTGGATCCAGCCAACACCGTGTTGGCATTGACCAAATTCACCGAGTCGCAAATTAACGTCGCCTGCTGCCCCGCGCTGAGAGTTGCGGTGGATCCTGAGCCGGTGCTGATGGTTACAGTGAAGGCGGACGCCCCGCCGGTGGTGGCGTTTTGAATGTAATAAACCTGAATCGTTGGCGGAACAAGGATCGTAACGTTGCCTGTCAAGTCACCAGCGGATGTATATTTCTGAATGACGTTGGAAGCCTCGGAGCTTGTCAGGGTGTAGCTCCCCGTCGCCACCACCTTCACAAGTTGGCTGAAATTGAACTGGGTGGACTTTCCCAAACCAACCGAATAAAAAGCCGATCCAGAAGAGGCAATAAAACAAGAATCTCCCGGCTGCAATCCCACAGTGGCTGAAGCGTTGAAAACGTCAGACCCAGAGCAAGCCACAGTCAACAACCCTGTGCCTGCGTTCCTGACCTGTATGAACCAATTATTCCCAACCGTCGCAGCCAATGGCAACGTGAGCGTTCCAGCACCAGAAGTCCAAACGTACAACTCCGCACGATCTGCTGCGGTTGCGGTGTAACTGGTGGAGAACGTTGTAACTGGAGAGGATTGATTCAGGGTCAATCCTGAAGCCATAAGCCCGTAACCAGCCAACGTCGCTGCATCAGCAGATGACGTTCCAGTCCCAAAGGCAATAATTCCCCAAGTTCCAGCGGTCGTGGCGTTGGTGACGATGTAGATGTACTGGGCTTGCCCTGCGGCAATCGTCACGATGGTGTTCGCGCCGGTATAGTCTTTGACGGTAACGCTGACTGCACCGACGTTGCGAATCAACGCATCATTGCCGACAGAGGTTTGGTTGGCGGGAGGCATCCATAGCTCGTTTGCGGCGGAGGCGGTGGACACCTCCATGATGCGGGCTGCAGCGGAATCGGTCGTTGTGCCGTTGATGGGCCACTCCAACTGCAAGTCTGCTGTCAGAGTGATGCGGCGATACGAAACGTCAGTGGGCTGTATGACGTTTCCAGTGAATGGCGAGTTATAGCTCATATCAAGAGTCCTGTACGTTCGCTTGTCGATCGGCAATCCGAATGACGTCTTCGTTCTTCAGAGTGGTAATTATCAGGTCGTATTGTTGTTGCCACATACCCATACGTTCGTCGTTCTTCAGGTAAGGCATAGCCTGCAGCAAAGACCCGTAGAGCAACGCTTGAGGGGCGTAGATTGTGAACCAGTTGGTTTCATTGCTAGAGTCCAGAGGCTGAACCCGCTCGTAGTACAACACTTCAAAAGCGTAAGCTGCAGTGGGGGTTGGTGCAACGAGCCAGTGCGTGTAGTCGTAGTCTGCGTAATACGCAGGCACTCCCGTGACTGTTGGGTCGGGGGCGTATTCCCTGAGGTATTCATACTTCCTGAGCAGGACTGGACTCCTCTTGCCGCTGACGGTCACGTTCATTGAAACCGTCTTGTGCCACCGCGCAGGCTTGTCAATGACGGCTTGACTGGCGACCATGTTGCTTTCGTTCACGGTCAGATTGCCAAGGAACTTGATCTGGGAAGCAATAACCTGCTCCGCAAGCATGATGAAACGCGGGATCTGCGCAATTGTCTGAGCGTCGTCACGTTCTAAATATTGCTGGATGTCATCGACCAAAGACGAGTACGTCATAACACTGGCAGTAGTCATGAGAATTTCCTAGTCCCATTTTTATCAATTATCAACGCCATTCTACGCGGCGGCAAGCTAGGGAAACTGGGGATGCTGATATGCGTCCAAGCGTCAAACTCCCTGATTATCTGGTCGTATGGCAGTCCTGCGGTCATTACAGACCTCACAATCTCATCAGGGGTCATTCCGGGTACTCGGATGTCAGCGGCGCAGCCGAGCCTGTGCTGGCTCTTATCAGAGCTTCCTACGGCATCATTTACAGCTTTGCTGCGGAACGCTGAGTTCACCATCACAGGTCTGCCCCCTAACTGGGTTTTTACCTGCTCAAGCAGCACAGCTAACCGCCGCAGGTTCTCAATCTCCCCCTCATTCGGGGTGTTGTCCAGCGTCCTGTGGTTGGTGTGCGTCAACTCGGCAAGGGTGAAATGCTCACTTAGGTTCATTTTGATTAACCTGTATTCCCGCTAACAATCCGATAAACCCACCAACAATAGTTTGGAATGCTGGGCCGATCAGCTTGAATATCTCACTGTTATCCACAAGCGGGTCAAACAACCCAGCGCACATCACCACCACCATCGACAGCAGGATTAAGCAAAGCGTCAAGCTCACCATCCCGATTACGACGATGAGCGTTTTCTCTTTCACTTGTTGCCGGGGTCAGCTTTAACTGCGCCGCCCAGACCAAAAGCAGCGGCAATGCCCTGCGCCAGCATTTGATACGGAGGAGGAATCAGCGGCATCAAGACCATCACAAAAACGCCAAGCCCTGCCAAGGTTGATGCTTCTCCAAAACGCTTTCTGAGCCAGCCCATGTCATTCTCCTTTTTTCTTCATGTTTATCATCTGCTGCCTTCCCCGCCTCTAACTTTTTCAACCGAGCGCATCGCACCAAGACCAAGCACGCCCATCAATACCTGCATGGTCAAATCAGTGTTAATTACCGGAAAGTCTCCAACATAGCCAAAAAATACTTTTGCAACAAACCGCGCAACTGGTTCAAATATTGCCACATACGCAAGACCAGCGCCGCAAATCCAGCCAACAAACGGTCGCCAGCCAGCCACAAACCAATTGGTTGATTTTGCTTCTTCCAAATTTGTTTGGATTTGTAATTTTGCCAAATCGGTTGCCGCCGCAAGCTGGGCAAGTTCTCCGTTTTGCTGCATCTCAAACAGCTTCAGTTTTGCTTGTTCAGCCTGCGCGGGGTCGGGGAAGAACTTATCGACTAGCTTGCTGCCTATATCCAGTACTGCGGCTAGTGGGAACATTATTTGTCGCCCCTTTTGTTGAACAACTCAAACAGCGTTCTAATCTTTTCTTCCAGCACCGCAACGCGCAGGTCAATCTTTGACAACACAATGATAAGCATGATTAAAGCAAGCAGGATGGGCCATGCCTTCACCAACATATCAAATGTGTCCATCAATGCACCCTGAAAGCAATTCCAACAAGCAACAGAATGATGGCACCGGCAGAAGCTAAAAGAACTGACTCCAACCTTTTAATTCTAGTGATAGTTTCCGTCCACCGTTCAGCGCAAACTTGTTCGTGGATGGAGAAGGTCTTGTCCAGTTCTCTTAGGTCTGCCATCACTTACTCCGCTTTAGGAACTTCAGGTGCCTCTGGTTGAACCTGCGGAGCGGCTTGCGTTTGAATCTTCGCAATCAATGCCTGCACCTGCACAAACGGCATCTGCCCGAGTGCATTCAATACCCCATTTACTTCAGCTATCTCTAAGTCAAGCTTTATCATTTTTACTCCTGTTAGTTAGTCCAAGGAACACCGTTAATTACTGCCTTTTTTGCTGCAATCTGAGCATCCAGATTAGCCTCTAGCGCGGCAACATTCTCCGCACCAAGGGATTCTTTTACCCAACCTACG